GGCAATGGTTATGCCGTCATCCGTTTCCTGCCTGCCCCTGACGGTGAAGACATTCCTTTCGTGAAGGTTTATAGTCACGCATTCCAAGGTCCTGGTGGTTGGTTGATTGACACCTGCCTGACGACTATGAATCAAAAGTGCCCTGTATGTGAGCACAATTCTGGTCTCTGGAATAATGGCACTGATGCTGGTAAAGAAATTGCGCGTAAGCAAAAGCGTAAACTGACTTATGTTTCCAACATTTATGTTGTAAAAGACCCTGCCAATCCTGAGAATGAAGGTAAGGTCTTCCTCTTTAAGTACGGTAAGAAAATCTTTGACAAACTCACTGCAGCAATGCAACCTGAGTTTGAAGATGAGGAAGCAATTGATCCGTTTGACTTCTGGCAAGGTGCCAACTTCAAACTGAAGGCAAAGAATGTTGCTGGTTATCGTAACTATGATTCCAGTGAGTTTGCTCCTCAGGGTGCTCTCCTGGACGATGATGATGCTCTGGAGGCAATCTGGAAGAAGCAGTATTCTCTTGCTGATTTCGTTTCTCCTGACCAATTCAAGTCTTATGAAGAACTGAAAGCACGTCTTCATTCTGTGCTTGGATCGAAAGCAAATGTGCGTCTTGATGAAGAAGAAGGTGAGGAGGAAGAATACACTCGTGGTTCTACCCGCGAGTTGACTTCCGATCTTCGTGAAGAAATCAGCAATCTTCAACCTACTCGCCGTGCTGCTGCACCTGTTGAGGAAGATGAAGACGATGATGCCCTTTCCTACTTCGCCCGCTTGGCAGAAGACTGATTAGGTGCTATAATAAGGGGAGCGAAACCTCCCCTTTTTTATGAAGTCCGACTTTTATATTGATAGGATTTCTAAAAAACAAGCAGAAGAACTACTCCTAGAATACCATTATCTCAAAGACATTTCAAAAGGATTTAAGTCTGGATATAATTACGGACTTTTTAAGAAGAATGAGTTCAGTCCTTTGAATGTTGGTGGTCTTCTGGGAGTTTGTATTTTTACTGGACTACCAGTTCCAGAAATCGCAAAAGGTGCCTTTGGATTAGAACGAAATGAGCAAGAAGGACTCTTTGAACTTTCAAGACTTTGCATACATCCTAATACACAGCAAGAAGAGTACAATATTACCTCTTGGTTTGTATCTAGGTGCATTAAAAAATTACGAAAAGAAACAAAAGTCAAGGCAATCATTTCTTATGCCGATAGTGATTTTCATGGTGGGACAATTTATCGTGCTTGCAATTTTGAATATTGCGGGCTCACAGATCCAAAAAAAGACTTCTATTATGCAGATGGAACAAAACATTCAAGAGGTAAAATAAAAGGTGCTGAGGGAGAATGGAAAGAACGCTCCCGCAAGCACCGATATGTGATGGTTTTTGATAAGAGTTTAGAACTCTTATGGAATATAAACGTCTGCTAAAGATTTTATCAAAGTATCGCTGACATATTCTGAAGAATCAGTATAGTGCATTATGGTTCTCATATCATTCAAAAATTGTTGTAAATAATCGGGTTTTAGTAGGTATATAGATCTTTTTTTATTATTTTTTCTTACTTCATATTCATAATTTGAAACACCAGATACTGGATTTAAAATTTGCTTTTTATTATCTGGATTTGTAATCTGAAAATTTGAATTAACTACTTTTCCTTTTGGAAGAATTAATCTACCTTCACTATCTTTAACTTCTCGCGTTTCATAGAACCTTACCCTGTTAAGATCTTCTCCATATAACTCTTCAGCATACTTATAGAGATCTCTATCTGATAATGGCCATTCATCTCTTACGTTTATAGTTCCAGAAGATAATAAAACTACCCAATCTAGATCTGGACTTCCATAAAGTTCTTCAGCAACTAAATCTGGTCTCATTCCTTCTTCAATTTGATATTTAATAAAAATAGTAGTAATATTGTGTAGATCGTCTCTTAATTTAACCCTTCTGAAAAAATTTTTAACTAAAATGTAGTCTGATGAAGATGTTTTATCGGGAGCAAAAGACCTATATTGTAAGTCTGGAAGTTCTCTAAAGTATCCCATTAGTATCCAACTCCATTTCTTGCTTCTTGATCTCCATAATCTTCATAGTAAATTGGATTAAGTTCTTGAAAACTCAAGGTCATTTTTAAATGAACTGGTGTTGCATCGTCGTAAGTTGCATAAACACCCGAACCAGTATAATTAACTTCCATATTAACTAGTGCGCAGGGTTTAAATGTATGTAAAAATGGATGTGGTGATCCACCAGTTTTATATGCCAATTTAAATACACTAGGTGCGCTAATAAAAAGACCATTACCTCCAGCACCACTTGAACGTGCTGCCATTTCTGTTTTAAAGGTTCTGATAATATTTTTTACTATAAGTGCTTCATTATTGTCTCTTGGAGCAAAATCAAATCTCAAATCATGACTTCTCAGTTTAACTCCTTTGAAAAGAAGTTCCATATTTGGATTTAATACTTGCCCACTATTTCTAGATATTACGCTTTCTAGACTTACGTTCCCACCAAGACTCTTGACAGCCTCGGAGGCAAATTTGCTCATGATTAAATCTTGTCCATTTCCCGTAACAAGAGATCCAGCTGCTGTTCCTGCAGCATTTGCAATCATAGATGTTATTCCTTTCATAAAATCTTCACTTCCCATTGCAGATGAAGTTGCTCCCAGTCCATATGCGGCAAGACTGTTCAAACTATCATCTCCCCAATCAACTGCATTACTATCCACAATGTTTTGTGGCATAGGTAGGAAAATAAATTTTGATGGTTGTGGTAGTAATTGTGATGATCGTCTCTGAACTAGATTAGATGATGCCGATATGCCTGGCGGCTTATATTCGACAATACCTATTTCTAGATAATCATCTTTATCTCCAATTTTTTTATTTGGGTATCTTAGTGGTGTACCTGATGAAGACACAGCCATTCTATAAACTTACTTTTATGTATTTAGAATGTTTCTCTAGGCACTTCCGCATCAAAGCAAATCATATATCTTGGACTGGAAAGATTATTTTCAACTTTGTGAATTGTTCTTCCCCAAAAAAATACAGAATCGTTATTTTTAAATACTCTTTTTTGGGATTCATTTTTTAGGTATATGAAAGATTCTTTATTAAGTTCTTCTTTAACATCTAATCCCCATAGACCTCTAATAATATGCATATTACTTTTTTCTGGATCAGGATCAATATGCCACAGTATTTCTCTTCCAGGTTGAACAACACTTATACCAACACGTTTTCTAATACCAGAATCTAATAATGCTTTTGTTAAGATTGGTAAGGCAAATGTGTTGTTTGTTTTTATTAGATCTCCATCAATTCTAAGAAATTTTTTATATTTCTCCATTCTTTCTTCAGAATTTACATCTAAAACATCATCTTTTAAACCATAAAGAGGTGCAACTTTCCATCCACGATAGGCGATATTAGTTTCTGCATAGTAACCCGCTTCTGCTCCCCAATTAAACCAAAATAGTCTATCTTTATTTTCTAAAAATTCTTTATGTATTTCATCATATTTTTCTCTTAGTATGTTAAGATTTAAGTTTAATATACTTTCATCAAGAAAATAATCTAATTTTCCGTTGAATTTTACGAATTGCATAATAGTTTTTATTTGTTAGTTTTTATTTTTCTGAAAGGAAGAGATTTTACATCTCTAACTTCAATATCATAAATTAGATGTAAATCTCCTATCACTTCTTCCCAACTATATTGTCTAATATCTCCCCAATGAACATTAACTCCACGAAATCCCCAAGTATAAACTTGGGACACACCCACTAAGGGGTGTTCATCATATTGTATTCCTGATGTTTTTGGTTTATAGACAAAAGTATAGTATTTTCCGGGCGAAGGAATTTTAACAGTTTCTGTTAATACTTCCAGTAATTCTAGCATAATATCATCAGGATTTTCAGTCCCTTTAATTTTCGATGTTATTTTTTTTATTCTATTTGTTTCTTTATTTCTTTCTTTAAGAGTTTTTCTTGGCATTTATTTGTATCCAAATAAATCATTTTCCGTTATTATTTTAAATTCCCATTGTCTATCTTCACAAAATTCTTTTGCTGCTTTCCATTTTGCTTGATTTTTTACCCATTCCGTCACTTCATAAATGTATCCTTTAGTTTTCTTTTTTTGAACTTTAGGTTCTACAGTTTGTTTTTGTGGCTTGACTTCTATAATATATTTTTTAATCGCTCCTGTCTTTTCCCTAACTTTAATATAAAAATCTGGAAAGTACCTATGAACTCTATTATCGATTGGTGAGCGATATGGCAATGCAATTTCTTCAGATCCCCACTCAATAATATTTTCATTCAGATCACAATAAACCATAAATTTACGTTCCCATAATGACCTGTATATGATATTTGTAGGATCTCCCTTATATTTTTGCGGGAAAGAAGGTTGATATTTTCCTTTATATGCCATCTAAATAATTGTATACTAATTCACACGGAATTATTTAGAGTGGCAATATCTAGAAGAAGAATTTCGGACTTTAAACCACTTTTTTCTAACTTAGCACAAACATCACATTATCAGGTGTTATTTGGGGGTTTATCTTCAAATCTTCAGGGATATTTGTCCAGTAGAGGTGTTGATTCTAGATTTGTTGCAGAGTCTGCTGGTCTTTTATGCTTTTCGGCTTCTTTGCCGGGGAGTTCATTTGCCACTGCAGATATTAATGGAAATTTTACTGGCGTGTCCGAAAAAATGGCACACACCAGAATGTTCACACAAATAAGTTTAGATTTTTATGTTGATAGTGAATACAAAGAACTTAAATTTTTGGAACATTGGATAGAATTTATTGCAAGTGGATCTAATGTATCTCAAGAAAGAGATGGATATTTTTTCCGCATGAAATATCC